GTACTGTCTTTGTCTTGCTTCTCTTTTTTAAGTTGTAATTCTACCATTTTTAACTTTTTATCTAGTTTAGCAACTTTTGCATCTAGTGATGTTTTTAACATACCGCCAGCAACTTCAAATACACGCCCACTATAACGTGATTCGACATTCATTCCTAAATCCATTAGATCTTCGTATGCTTGCATGGCCTTGTCTGCAACATCATTAAGTTCTTTATCAGCAAGTTCACCTAAACCTTTTACTTGAGGAAGTGCTGCTGTTATTTTGTCAAACTCTGCAATATCACGAAAAGTTTCTGCTCTTTCTATTTCGTGTTTGTTTTGTTCTTTTTCTTGTACTTCTGCCTGCTTAATTATTTCTTTAGATTCTGGCAAATTTAACAAATCTTCAAGTTTTTTAGTCATTGTACTTCCATTAACTGCTACTATTATTTATCAGAACTCATAACCGAATATATTAATATCATTTGCAAATTTTTTTGCTATAATATCTTTTGATCTATCTGTATAATATTGTCTATAATCTTTTTCTCTGCTACTAGATTTGTTTACATAAGGTAAATCATTTTTAATATCAAATCTATCTTTTATTATTTGTATATCGTTATTAATGTTTTCTAACTTAAAAATATCTGTAACGCCTTGTACCTTTGTGTATTGCTCTTTTAGTAGTGTATGTTCTACAAAGTAATCAAAGCCTTTAGAAAAGTTTTCTAAAACTTGTTTATTATATTCTATATTACGTTTGCCTTTTTGTATAGGATTAGGATTTTTTAATCTACGCTCTGCTCTTTCTTTACTAAAAAAGTACCAACTAACACACCAATCCCAGGGATTTCTAACTACAGCAAAACTATAATTAAATTTGCCATATGTTTGTTCGAGTTGTTGTAAACTACGATGTTTTTTTGCCTTTGCTAAGGTTGCATTAGTGTTTTCTAATAACCAATGCTGTACGCTCATTCCGCCTGTTTTAGGAACATGTACAAACACACTATTATGATCAATTAATATAACAGCCATTAACGTCTTGCGCCATTGTGAAAAATATCATCTTCTGTAACAACTCGAAAATATATTTTCTTTTGCTTGCACCAAGCTCTGGCTGCTTCCCACTTTGCTTGATTAACTATCCAACTTGCTTGATTTGCTCTGCTACGTCCTAGTTTTTCTCTACGTGCTTGATTTGAAGGTTTGACCTCAATAAGTTCAACACGTTGTTTACCGCCTCTATCATTGTAAACAATAAAAAAGTCTGGAACATATATTGTGTGTTTTCCTGTTAATGGGTTACGATAAGGTATGCGTACTGCTTCGCTTGCCCATTGTGCAACAGCAGGATGCTCGTCGCAGAATTTCATAAATGTAAATTCCCATCCTGAGCGGTATGTGGGTGTCTTTGTTCCTACATATTTTTGTGGGTTTTTGAGTTGGAACTTTCCTTGTGCAAATCTTGGCATGTCAAACTATTATATTCCTTTGGTCAAATAGCAAATTAATCGTAGCAGTATTTTTATAACCAATGGCACTAGTTTTACGTCTGTTAGAGTTAATAATTTGAGCAACAATATTGCTCAATTGCACATCGTTAACGCCCTTTAATGTATCTAAAAGTTTGAATACAGGTAAACTATCACGCTTGGCTTGTTCTAGTAGTACACCTGCTGTATTGATAGCGGCTACTTTTTCGAAACCTCTTTTAAGAAAATAACCTACAACTGCATCAACTTCATTCTGAAGATATGTTACGGTTCCACCGTTGTTGTAGTAATTGTTAAAATAAACTAGTGTGTCTTCTGTTTCTATTTCTGCTGGTAACCCTGAATTTGCCATTTTAATTCCTTATTATATAGCCACACCGCCATCTTGCTTGTAAGCATTTATAGTAGAACTTGCTAAGTTGTTTAATTTTTGATCTGTTCCTGCTTTTTCAACTAATTCGTCGATTTGAGTTTCTCTTTGCTCTTTAGTAGTATTTCTTCTCCATTCGTCTGCATTGTTGTATCCTGGAATTGCTCCAGCATTTACTGCTGCATCTGAAAAAGATCGTCTTGCTGCTAATCTTTGCTGAGCTCTAAGTCCATTGCCATTACTGCTTCCTGGTTTACTCAACGCATTACCAACTGCATCTGCACTATATTTACGATAAGTATCTTCAGCAGGTCCTGTACTTGGCTGAGTAGTTACTTGAGAATCATGTTTAGGAACTACTGTAGGAGCACCTGGTTTTACAAAAAGTTCTGTCTCATCATATGTTGACTGCGGGGTTCCTTGGTTTGTATTTCTAGAGTATTGTTCTCGTTCAACTACTACTGGATCTAATAATTTTGGACCCCTAGAAATTGGACTAGATGCTGATTCGTTGTTTTGCTGATTAATTAATATGCTTTCATGTTGATCATAACCTGTATCTGGATCTGCAAATGCAACTGGCTGGCTATTTTCTCCAATTTGTCCATTTGTATATAAAACTGCTTCGTATGCAATACTCATAGTATTTTCATTCATTCCGGCACCATCTGATGCATCTACGTTGCCATGGTTCCATTGAGTTATTAGTGGATTAACAAGTGTATATGCAAACCACTGTCTACGAGATAATTGGTACAATGTAATACTTGAAAAGAACGGTCCATTGTTTTTATTGTTTAGTCCATATTTCGGAACAGCCGTAGAGTACTTGTCTCTTGTAGCATAAGGTCCTGATACTAGGGCGTTTTTTTGTACACTATGTCTTCCATCTATCCAATAAAATTTGTAATATTCTTCAAATAATGCTCTAGTAACACCAGTGTTATCATCATGGAACGTAATGTTTATATCATTGTAATCGATACGTGTTTGAAACTGTTTAATTCTATTGTATTGTTTTTTATTGTCAACACTTACTCTAAAACTTGGCAAATCTGCTGTCTTAACAAGCACTCCAATTTGTTTTTGAAATGCAAAAGAATTTGCAGATGCACTATTTCCAACTTCTGGACTTGGTTCAAATAAACAGTGATATAAAAATTTTGTTTTAGGTGCGAATGCCATTCCGTACTCATAGTACAGATTCTTAGCATGTTGATAATCTCGCAAGTGCAGTTCTTGTGTAGCCATACTAATATTTATCCAATAAAAAACGGGAGTCTCATAAGAAACTCCCGTTTAAATATAATGACAATTTTAAGTAGTATTAAGCGCCTTGGCCTGATACTATTTCGCCACCTGTGCTTCCTTGAGTATTTCTCGGAGTGGTTGCACCTACGCCTTCTGCTGCGCCGACACCGCCTGCACCGTATTGGATAGCATTATCATATCTTATTGATAGTGAAATTGTTACTGGTTCGTTAGTTGCATAGTTTAGTGAATTATAGTTTGCACTTTCTACATAGCAACCTACTAACTCGTATGCGTCTAATATGTTAGCATTGTAGCCGCCGTTGCCACCATCTAAGATTTCAATCTTTGTTGTAAATTTGTATGTACCGGACGAAACTGCACTTGACTGCTCGAAGAAATCAAACTGTCTTTGTAGTTGTCCGCCTACAATTTTCTGTACGTTATTATTTGCATCGTCACGTAAGTTAATTGTAACTGGTTCCCAAGTATGCTTACCTGCTAGATAAGTTCTTGAGTTGTAAGCATCTATTGTCATTTGTTCAAATGATAAGTTTGGACGACTTACATCAATTGTATTTTGTGTTAGGTCTCTAGTACCGTTTACACTAACACCGCCACCGAATCCTGTGAACAATACACGGAAGCGATATTGTAGTTTTGGCATCAATATCGCACTGTTAGTATTGGCACCGCCGGTCGGTATACTAATATTGTCTAAGGTTGTAATTGCCATTATAATCTCCTATTACAGTAGTATTTATGCATATTTGAGTGGGGATTATTCCCCACTCATTAAGTACGCATATTATCCTAGTGCTGCAATTTCTCCTGTGTTCTTAATACGTAGTGGTATGTAAATAAACTCAATTGCTTTGACCGGTTCGATAGCAATATCTAAGTATAGTTCATTTCTATCAATCCTTGCTGGAGTATTGTTTGTTTCGTCACATACACTTAAGAAGTCATACAATGCTCTTAGACCAACTAGTTCTAGCAACAATGCATCTGCTGCTGCTTTGACTTGATCACGTGTGATCTTATCATTTGGTTCAAACAAGTATGGTCTTGCAAGTAATTCAAGTTGTCCACGTAAGTAAACAACAAGTCTTGCAACGTTGACTCTATCAAGAGCACTTGCATTTCTTGCACGAGTTTTCTGTCCAAATACAACTAGCCCTGCTCCGTTAATAAACGTAATTGGGTTAATGTTATTTACATATAGTGTATCGCGCTGTCCAGTATTAAGTGAAACTGCTACAAATTCGCCTTCGCTATTTACATAGCCTGAACTTGTTGCGTTTGTAACACCACCGCGTCTTGTACCTGCTGGTGCAAACCATGGATAAGCAACTTGGTCGTTTAATACAATAGTGCGTAGTGCCATATGACTTGGTGGAACAACAATGTTGTTTCCTAAGTTGTCACTTGTGAAGCCCCATGGGTAGTACATACCTAGGTACTCATCACGGCTAACTGCACCATCGTCATTATCTTCAACTGCATTATTAACGTTAGTTGCCCATTCATTAAGTGAAGTTGCATCTGGTGTTAGTCTTGCTGGTGTGTCACCTACAACAAATGCTGTTAAGCGTCTGTCATAGTTTAGAGTGATTAGTTCACCAATTAGTTCTGGATAACCTGGGCAAGCAATCAAGTTAAACTGACGT